TGAGTAGTCTTCACTGACTCCTCGTGCAACGTCAACAGTGCAAATATAATCGTGACCTGGGACTGGATTCTCATATAAATCCAATCCAGCATTTCTAGTCATTGGATTTTCATATACCAATGCTCTTAATTTAGAGGGAGATATCAGAGTATCAATAGATCCAAGGAATTCACACTCGAACTCAATCTTGAACTGTTGTTCTGATGTATTGGCAATCGTGGTTGCTTTCCACTTTGCATCTCTACCTGGAACTTCGGACCAGTGAACATCAGTTGGAATATATTCGTTCTTTCCTTTTTCTGCGTCATGCCACAGACGGTAGAAGTGATTCATACCGTGTGGAGTAGAAACGATGATTACCTTCGTGCTTTTACCAGAAGTAATAGTAGGATAAACAGAGGCAAAGAACGAGTCAGCAACGTGATTCGGGACGAACGCGAACTCGTCGAGAAAGAGGATGTTAAATGACATACCTCGGACAGCAGATGCAGATGTAGATGCTGCCAAAATTTTACTGCCATTTTCTAACTCCAGAGATCCCTTGTTCCATGCTATGATACCTTGTTGCATCCATTTTGGCAAGTTTTCGTAAGCAGTCTGTAACCTACCAAGTAGTTCTCGGGCAGTTGCCGCTTTGTTTGCTAGGATACCAATGTTGACACTATCATTGAAAACAGCGTAATGCAAAAGGTATGATACGCATGTTGTAGATTTACCAGTCTGACGTGGCATCTTACAGATATTGAATCTGTTTTCATGAAAGTTATTGATGAGTTTTTCTTGGAAGTCATATGGAATAAATGGCACAAGACCTTCATCCAAACTCACAATCTTAACGTACTTCTTTGCAAAGTAGACAGGATCTTGCTTACATTTAATAAATTCGGCAATCTGATCTTGTGTAAATTCAATTGGGGTATTTGCCTTTTTAAGGTTAGGATTCCCCAAATAGATATTGTCAGACATAATTCAAATATTTCCTATAGACGCTACTGTTTCTTGTGTTCTTAAGTAAAGTTTGACATAGCACTTTGCTATGTTTTTAAGTTCATCCGTATCGTTGCATGTATCAATTTCTCTAGCAAGTTTTGTATATTCAAAACTCTTATTCAAATTTTGCAACTGAATGTCATCTGGATTCATTGGGTTCTCCTGCAAACAACAGAGGTAGAGTTGGATCCCTCCTGACAGGATTATAGTAAAGAACCATAGCATTAGGATAAATCTTCCTAATTTCTTTAACTACTTCCTCTTTCGCTGGTCTATTAAAGTTAGCGAAGAACATTTGGGTTGTAATAGTCTTACCTCTCCAGTTTAAGACTATAGTATAAGTCTTTCCTCTTTCCTGTATTCGCAGATACGTTTCATTTACGTCTTTTTTCTTTTTCTTATCTGTCGCAACATAAGTTGGTTTTGCTGCGCCAGTTTTTTGTTGTTGTCCTGGATCTGCTCTCTTTTTACGACGAGCAGCAGACAGTCTTTCTGACTTACTCATACTTGCTCTCTTTGAAGATGATACACACTTAGGTGTACCTTCTCCTGGTTCATCACTAGCACAAGTTCCACCTGTAACTACATTAACCCAACCACCCTTACCATCTTTGGACTTAGATCCTTTGAACCACTTATGAAGTGAACCTTCAGAAATTTCTTTTCTCCAGTTGGAATGATTAGTCATAGTTTGTTCGTATGTTGCTTTTCCTGGAACTACAACAGATTTACTGAAGTTTTTTACTGTAAACATATCCCACATTTTGGGACCATAACTACACTCTTCACGATATTCTTTCTTACCACAAAGTTCACAGAATCTTTCTTCTCCGTATCCTTTCATTTCATTAACGTCAGTATTTCCTGCAGTATTAGTACCAGAGTGAAGTTCTTTAAATCTTTTATTTCTTGGTGGTGCAGTTTTTTTCAACTCTTTCTTTTTTTGACTATAGTTATCTTCTTCTTTAACTTCTTTCTTTTCAGGCAATCCTTTATGCTTAGTTGAAGCAAAATCTTTTGCATCTTTTTTCTTCATAGAGGCAGCAGCATCAGCAACCTCCGGTGATGGATTTTTCATCTCACCTTTCTTGGCGGCATAAACCATACCCATGAATCTTTGCTGTGCTTTGGATACTGCTGGCATTATTCTTGCTTGAATCCGTCTTTTAATAATTTTTGTAACTCTGCTGTTGAACCAACGAACAACGCATTGTTTACAGTAGTAGGAGATGATTTAGCATCTTCTTTATTTAGATCCTTCATCTTTTGCTGCAAGTCAATCAACTTATCTGATACATCTCCAACACTTTTGATAAGTTGACCAACAACTTCGTATGATCTAGGTTGCTGTCCTTCTTGTGCTAGTTCAAGAATACCGTTGATTGCTTCCTGACCTTTTTCAATCAAAGAATACAAATTGCCACGGGTATACTCATAATCCGCTGTAGGGTCATCTTTCTTGTTAATATCTCTGAGTTTCTGTTTAGTCTCTTTTACTATTTCTCCTGCTTGAACTTCAATGTCCAACGAATCATTTATTTTATCGAATTGTTCATTCATAAGTCAATACCTTTACTAGGACTAAACGTTCTACCATCAGCAAAGTCAAATCTTTCTTCGCTGAATCCGAAGTCATCACCAACTTCAACCAGTGCATTGTCATCATTATTTACAACATCAACAGACGCTCCTGAAAGATGAGCATCTGTTCTAGTACCATCAACTCCTCTATTGACAGTAAGTGTTTCATTACTAATTTCTCTAATGTACATTAATTCACCACCAATTGCAATATAACTGTCCGCAACCAAACTAGAAGCATTGGATACAGTAAACATGGTCTTGGTATCAGTTATATCCTCTGCAAGTGTGGTTGTGTTGTCATCATTGTAATCCTTAAGTGCTCTAGGTGTTGCAACGTACCTGAGAGATCTGGTTGTATCTTTTCTGTTTGTATTAGTTGAATAGTCCACTTGAACTCTCTTGATAAGACCTTCACTACTATCTGCTACAGGACCGAACAGATATGTCTTAGCGGTAAAGTCTAATGTATGAATGATAACTCTTTTCTCATCGTATCCTGAAGTGTAATTATCATCAAAAGATATATTATCCAGAACCATAGGGATATCTCTCTTTTCTCCAATCGCAGCAACTAAATCAACTGTGATATTAAAAGATGGTTGAAAGTATGGAAGAATTTGCTCTAATATCTGTAGAGCATCTTCATTGTACTGTGACATAATGGAAAGTCTAAATCCCAGATTGTAAGGGACTGGCATAAAGACTTTTCTTGCTGCTTTACTTCCATCTTTGGTAACTGCTTTAAAGGTCTGCATTGTAGAAACCTTTCTAGAGTTATCATATGTAATTGATGATAGTTCAAATGCAATTCTTGGCAAAGTGATTGCCACTCTTTTTCTTATATCTGGTTTTTGCTCTAATCTTGCTAAGAACTTTTCTGCAGGACCATAAGCAACAGGAATTCTAACTGTAGAATAATTTTTTCCAGTCTGATCCTTATGCTTAATATCAATTGTATTAAACAAAGTTCCGAAAGATATAATCGTCTTTCTTATAATTTCGTGATAATAATATGTTCCTAGCATTAGTACTCTCCGAATGGATTAGATTCTGTGAAATCTAAAATTAAATCTGCCTGAGATTCAAATGTGTCATTATCTGCAAAAGTATCAACCTCGTCTTGATCTGATATCGCATTTAATCGATATTTAGCATTTGAACCATTTAATGTTGTTCCAATTCCCACAACAAACTCACCAATAGTAAATCCAGGTTCGCTGAGTTTAGTCACTTCAAGAACTCTAGTATCACTATCCCAATCAGAAACAATAGCAGTAGTTCCAGTAGAAACTCCTCTTACAATTTCTTTGAATTGATAGTTTTCTTCCACTTCTCCTGTATCTGGTGATTCAATAGTGATAGTTGGAGTTAGCACATACTTTGCACCAGCATTTGTATAACGAATACCTGCTAATTCTCCATTTGTATTAACAACAGAAACGGCCGTTGCTGTTGCAACTCCGGCAACTAATTCAACATAGTTCTTGACTTCTGGATCATTTTGAATAGTGACAATTGGTGGAGTAAGGTATCCACCACCACCAAATGTAACTGCAATTCCAGTGACAATACCACAATTATCAATACCAAATTCAAATGATGTTGTTGCAGCAGAAATATTTGTTGCTGCTTGATTAAGAATAATTGAAGTATTACCTATACCACTTACAAATGAATCACTTGGAATAAAGTTAACGAGTGAATTGGTGTCATTGAAATCATATTGTAATCTGACTCTATCACCAAGAAGTATACCGGCAGTTGCAATACCAGTAATTACAGTTGAACTAATACCAATCGTACCAGTAGTTTTAACAGAACTATATCTCATCAGAGGAACACCAAGTGCTCTAAACTGGTCATCAGTTCCTCCTGGAGACGCAATAGAAACAAGTGGAGTCGTTCCATCTGGATAACCATATCCAGCATCAGTAAGAGTTAAAGAATCAATTGTTCCATCTGCAACATTGAGATTTGCTGTTGCAGTCGCTCGCCTTGCTGCAGGGTTACCACTGAAACTAATTGTAGGTGTTACAGTATATCCTGCTCCAACTGTTGCACCTGTTCCAACTGCCCATGGATCTGCAGCATTAAAAGAGACTGCAGTAACAATACCGGTAATAGGATGTATTGTCGCAATACCAACAGCGACTTGTGTTGGGACGAATGTTCCAATTCCAGTTCCAATAGTAACAGTTGGTGCAGTTGTATATGCTCTACCGGTATTGCTAAATGCAATAGAATCTGGATTTATAGACGTTCCAGCGAGTCCTATAGTTGCAGCTGCAAAACTAAACCCTGGATGATCAATAGTTACTCCTGGAGTAGTAGTATAGAACTTACCTTCAGAAGTGATTGCTACACTAGCAACAGTTCCTCCAGTTGTATTATAATCTTCCATTGTTGCGGTTGCTCTTGCAGCATTTCCTGAACCTGTCGGAAGATCGAATGTAACAGTAGGAAGAACTCCAGGTTTGTAGAAAACACCTCCTGTAGTTCCTCCTGGGAACAAGAAATTGGGTGCTCCTACACTAACCGTTGCAGCAATAACACTTACACCAACACCTACAGGAGAAGCAATAGTTGCTGTTGCAGCTGCACCAACATGTTTTGGTGTGGAGAATGTAATAGTTGGAGGATCTGATAGGACATACCCATCGCCAGCATCAACAATGTTTGGTGCTCCAATTGATCCTTCAGTAAGAAGTGCTGTTGCAATACCACCGCTCCCAACTGCATTCTGACTTCTGATAGTGATAACTGGTGGAGAAGTATATCCAAATCCTGGATTAGTTATTTGAATGAAATCAATTGATTGTCCAACCTGACCAGTTCTACTAGTCATAATTGCTACAGCTGTGGCATCGGTTCCACCAGCAGGTGCTTTGGCAATTCTAACAAGCGGTGGAGCAGTATATCCAGTTCCATCATGAATTAGATCAATTGCATTTATCGATAATCCAGTACTGATACCAGCAGTGTCTTTTGCTAGTTGTAATGTAACTGATGCTGGTGTTGCCGCTATTCCCACCATTGTCATGGTAGTAGTGAAAACAAAATCAACAACAGATTGATCCACTGCCTCAATTCCTGTATCAACTTCATCATCAAGAGCAAGATCAGCAATCTCACAACTTAATTGATAGACATAAAGATTATTAAGTTGATAGAATGGTTTCTTTCCCTCAACATATTTGATTTCAAACATTGTATTATCAAGAGGGAAATAAATTAAATCTCCTTCTTGTGGTCTCGTTGATACTATGTTTTCGCTCTGACCTACAAGCATCGGAGATATGAAATCTTCATATCTTTCCTTAGAAATTATAAATGTAACAGCATCTGTGCTCTGAACACCAAATTTAGAGAGAATATCTCCTGATCCTTCAAAACCTTGATAATTTAAAAGATACGCCTCCAGTCTGAATGCATCATCAAAACCAGAAGCAGTAATCTCTCTCAGAATTGTATTTCTGTTTATAACATTCCTTGGAAGATATACGACATCCTGTCCATACATCTTCAATTGTTCATTGATTAAATCTTGAACAAGTCTTTGTTCAGTCGGTGATCCTTGTAAGAAGTAAGAATTTAATGGCATGATACATCAACCTATCAAATCAAATGGGGGAGTTTCATATGTGTCTCTGAGTTCTCTATCAAGATCTTCAAGTTCTCTTACTGCATCATCATATATTTGTCTTCCATTCAAAGATACCCCACCCGGAAGCATGACTCCTTGGAATTTAATTAGATTCTGACCCCATTGTTTCTTTATCAGAGCAGTAGTATATTTTTTCAACCACCAGTCATTGTAAACTTTTGATGCATCTGCTGGATCTACTAAGCGATAACAATCAAGAATGATATAATCATCATTACCTAGATCAGCAAAATCAATATCTAGATATAATCTATTTCTTTTTCTGTTAAATCTTATCTGAGTATCTGGAGTCAGAAGTCTACTGATGTCTTCCAGATGAGTTTTTGTCATGGTATAGTTTAGAAGATCAAGTGCTCCATAATAATAAACGTCATTCAGGAACAGTTGATATTTGATATTAAAGAGACTACCAGAGATGGTGTTATCCATCTTGAAGACTTTATTTACGCCAATTACATGATCGGGAAGTTGAAGAAAATTTAAACTCTCTGCCCAACCAACACTAGTAACACCAGTGGATGATGTTGCAGTTGTCGTGGTAACACCAGTTCGTAATGTTTCTTTTTCTGCCTTTGTGACCTTATGCTTCAGATACATTCTTTCCACACCATCATAATGATAGTCTTGGAAATGTTGAATGGCATCATCTACAAGATCTTCAATCTGATCATCATCAACGTTAATTTCAAGAACAGGATAACCAAGTCTCCTTAGAGAGTAATCGATCAATTCTTGTCTGGTCGATGGTTGGCTCATTCTTCGATACCTGGTTCTTGAAATTCTTCTGTCTGTACCTGCTGCTGCAATTCAAGATAGTCTTGGGTTAAAGACTCAAGTTTTGCTTCTAAGAGAATATTCTGATTCATTAACGAAGAAATTTTAGCATGATAATTCTTAATCAAAATATTCACATCAACTTCTTTATTCATAAGGCTAGAAAGTTCCTCCGTCTAGGGTATCAGTCCAGGTGGGCTTGTTAGTATATGTAGTCGCTACATTACTTGGAGTAATGGAATTAGATGATCCATTTACAACCAGATCATCAGTTGTATTAAATGTTCCTTGAACACCAATCAACGTTACTGCTGTACCACTGTTTACGGTGGTTTTGACTACACCATAAGCAGAACTGTTATTCTGCTGAGTAATCTGAGCACCTTGTGTATAACTACTTGATGATACTGTAAGTACAATTTCACTTACAGCAGTCAGAATCTGTGTGGAAGTTAGTGTATTACCTGCATCAGTTGGTGAGTTGGTTGATCTTTGCAGACCATCGCTGTCAAAGTAGACAGCACCACCAGTGCTGAAGTTACCAGACTGATAGTAGATACCTTTAACATCTAAGAACCCTTTGGTTCCACTAACTACGCTGTTTGATACAGTTGCATCTGGAATGTAAGTCCACTTTCTGCTTCCGTCACCATGAGTTCCATGATTAGTTGCAGTTGCCGAACTGTTAGAAATTGCACTATCGTCAAATCCAAAGAATCCAACTTTGTTGTTTGCAATTCCAGA